AGGCAGCTTTCTGTAACTCCTTTCTGTATGTCTGGCGATTTATGCCGTCATAGTTATTTCCGCTCCGACGGTACGCCCCGAATCCGATGGTCATGGAGGAGAAAGGAGCGATCATTTCTTTTATGCGTTGGCTCATATCCATAGCCGTGTCGAATATGCGTATGGCCTCCACATAGCGGTTTACTACGTCGCGGATGGAGTTGTACGGCATTATGCCTGTCGCGCGACTGCCATCGCTTTCTGGGCCATAGGAGGCATCGAAATAGTCGTCAAATTCGGCATCCCCCGTGCGAGGTTTCCAGAGTGTTATGCAAGAGATCTGGCAATCCGTTGGCCGTTCTGCATCCGTGAAACATGAATGAAAATTATCAGTCAGGCCGAAATTCTGAACCAGATCGCGCACCCTCTTTCGGCCGCTCCAGTTTCCGACGGTCAGCATATTGGAGTTGCACAATGAAATGATTTTGCAACCCTCTGGGGCCACATCCCAAGCGTGCAAAATGTGCTCCTCGGCTTTTGAAAAAGGCGGATTCATAACAATAACATCCACATGGCTGATCTGGTCGCTGGTTACTTTCAAAAAGTCGCCACCGATAAGCGAACACTTGCGATCCAAGACGGCGCGCAGCCGAAGGTCTATCTCACAAGCGATAACTTCGGCCCCGCGTTCTTTGAGTACATCCACGATATTGCCGCTACCTGCCGACGGTTCCAACACGGTTTTACCGAATAGATCGGTGTCAGACAGCATTTGCTCTGCTACGCTTTTGGGAGTTGGATAGAAATCTACCCCAAAGAATGAATTGTTGTTTGTCATATTGTCTGTTCTTGTTTTGTCGTTGTCTGCCGTCAGAACGGGCAATCATCATCTATTGGGGCCGGCTGTTGCGGAGCCGCACTTTCATCGGTCGATGCGGTAATTCCATTTAGCCAGTTCGAGTTGTCCCATGAATAGACATCGCCTTCCATTCTCTCATATCGGCCGTTGTTGTAATTGTATTTTAGTTCGATATTCGCAGTTTCCCCGTAATTCTTCATTCGTACTTTCGTTACGATGAACTGCGTCGTATTCTCTTCGAAATTCCGATAGATAGTAATACCATAATCGGCCTTGTTGTAGAAGTTAGCCGAACCGCTGATGTCATACAGCGTCGGGGGTGCATAGATGCGGGTGCGGCCGCCGAGTGCCTCCAATTTCGTTGGATGCGCAACCAGATGAATCAAGATGTTGTACTGACGGGCAAACTTTTCCAATTCGTCGAGAAAGCGGCCGATGTAATCCGAGCCCGTTTCATCTCTGCGCCTCTTATGTTCCAAACAGTTGAACGGGTCAATGATGAGTTGCTTGATTCCGTATTTCTTGATGTGGTATTTGGTGCGCAGCAGAATACTTTCAACTGTCGTTTCCTCGTAGGGGTCGAGCCAAAAGATGTGTTCCGCGATGAAATCAAACGCTTGATTGAGCTCCGATTCTGGCAGATTGTATTTGTGGAATTTCTTACCGGTTAATTTCTCGGATAACTTTGCAAAGTGCAACTCTATCGGATAATTTTCAGGCGAGAAATACACAGCTTTCCATCCGTGTTCAACGGCCAGCTTTGCAACGATGAAGTCGAGCATCTCGGACTTTCCGTGCGACGGAATACCCGTCCAGATAGCCAAGTTTGAGGTTGCCCATCTGATTTTCTCGTCAATGCGGTCGAACCCAATACTCGTCCCTGACGGCAGGCCATTTTGGTACATCGAATAGATATTGTCATACTGCGAATCAATATCAATCACGCCCTTTTGCGGAACCTCCTGTGCGTTCTCGATGGCAGCGCGAAGCGCAGGCCCTCCCTTTGCTTTCAACAGGTCGTTCGCGTCTTTGTAGCCGTCGTAGGTTACAATCGCGCATCGTTCCGCTCCCAGGCGGCGCACCAACTCATTCCGCAGTTTCAAACCTGCATCATCAAAGTCGGCTGCAATGTAGAATTTCGAGATGTGTTCCAGTTGCTCGATGTAGTTGTCGAGATATGGCAAGTCATTCGCGTGCGCTCCATTCGGAACGGAAACGCAATTTTTCATGCCGGCCTCGATGAAACTCAGGCAATCGAACTCTCCCTCGCAGATGATGAGTTCATTGGCGTCCTTGATGCAGTCGTAGTTATACAGTACCAACTCGGCATTCTTGACCATCGTAAATGATTTTATCGGGCCTCTGAACTTGACATTCACGAGTTTACCATCGACAAAATACGGGAAACACATAACCTCGACTTTCTTGCCAATCTGGGGCATATACTCATAGTCGGAGTAGATGCGCATATTGCGGATGATTTGCTGCGACAGCATACGGCCCGTGAAATACTTTACAGCCTTGTCGGTAAGGTCTGTGATGTTCTTCCAAGTCGGCACAAAATACTCCTTCTGCGGCACGGGTTTCAATGATTCGTATGCCGCAAATTTGGCGTTGCAGTGGCAGCAGTGGCCCACTTTTTTGGTGTCGTTCCACACAAAACACTTGTCGCGCTTCTTCTTACGGGTGGCCGAGCATACGGGGCAGAGCATATAATTCTCGCCGCTTCGCGTCGGATTGATTTCGTAGAGTTTCTTTGTATCTGTGTCGATGATAATCATAACTATCTCGCTACCGGGAATGATGTTCTCGCCTGTTTGTATTCGTCGTTGAAATTCTTGTCGGCCAAATATGTCCGGGCCTTTTTGCAGTAACGCGGATCATTGACCGAGGCAAAGTAGTCGCCGATTCGCTCGATGGCCAGTTTGCGTTCTTTTTTCGTCAGTCGCTTCCAGTGCTTGAATGCGGCCTCTCTATCGGTTTTGTGCAGATGGGTGATATTGTGATATGCCTCCCAAAACTCCGCGAACGATTCTTCTGCTTCACGTTGCGCTGCCGACGATTCAGCAGGTTCTGATTCTGCACCGCTTTCCTCCTTACGGGGCCGCCCGCCTCTGCTGCCGCATTCGCGCCGAATGTCGATAATGCGCTGGTACTTGTCCTCATCCTCCTTAAACTTTGAGACAAAGAACAGATACGCCATCTCGATGTCCTTGCCGATGGAATTATCGGCATTGCCTGTCTGATATTTGAATATGGCCCGGAACAAACGACCCAACTGCTCATCGGTCAAGTGTTCAATCGGCTCGTAGAATGATTTGTAGATTATGAATGTGTCCTTTGCCATACCTTCAATCAATTTGTAAACTTCGTCCCAAATTTGCTCGTCTCTGTTGCACGGAAACAAATTCTTTGAACAGTCGCTCATCTTCAAAATTGCAGTTATTTAATTGTTCCAACATCTCTATCTCTTTGCGGCGAAGCTCGTCGAAAGCCTCCCGCTTGTCTTCGTATTCCTGATCTGTCATAGGTATATCGCATTTTGGCTCAATTCGACCTCGATGGCAGCCAAAAACGCCCCATCATCAGGACTTGGCAACTCTATTCCACCCTCGGCCGCCGCCCAGTTGCGAAAGCGCTCAATGGCGACCGTCATTTCCTCTTTCGTCAGTTCGCGCGAACTCTTCAGGTCCTCGACCGTATAGCCGAGCAACTTGTCATCATGCAGTACGACGAACAGGTCTCGGTTGCAACGCCGCTTGAAATACTCCCTCTTGACGTACTCGACCGTGTTGCCGGTCTCGGAGGCAAACCATCCGATAATCAAGTGCAGATAGTTATTTTGACTCCGAGACCGTTGCTTCTTCTCGGTCAATTCCACTGTGCATTTGTTCGTGTAAAGATCGTTGCATCGACGTTTGAATCGGGAACGATGCACTTCGTTGTTAAGGTCGTAAATCATAGCGGTAACGCATTAAAACGGTAAATCATCAGCGTCCTGCGGGGAAGGCTGCGCGGGTGCTTGGCCATACTGGGGAGCAGGCGCAGGAGCGGATTGCGGTGCGGGCTGATACTGACTTTGCGCCGGGTATTGTTCCGCCACCGGTTGAGCGTAGCCGCCGTATGTTTGCGGTTGCGGCTGGTCGTTCTGCTGGGGCGCAGGCTTCCGGCCGAGCAGGCGAATTGTGGTCGCCTGAATGTCGGTGCTGGTGCGGTCGATGTTGCTTTTGTCCGTGTATTTGCGGTAGTGGATGCTCCCTTCTACATAGAGCTGCGCACCTTGGCGAATATGCTGTTCTGCGATGTCGGCCAGGCTACGCCAAGCGATGACGGTATGCCATTCTGTGCGATCGCTGTTTACGCCGTTCTTGTCCTTGAAGCGCTCCGTTGTAGCCACTGTAATCTTCGCGACTTTCGTGCCTGTTGCTGTCAAGCGGACGTCGGGGTCGTGCCCGACATTGCCCACTAAAATAACCTTGTTAATCATAGCCTATTGGAGTTTTGAGATTTCCTCATCAATGCGGTCGCGCTTTGCCAGTAAAGCCTCGCGCTTGTGCTGTATCACGGCGGAGTGCAGAGCATCGAAGATTTCATCTTTGGTTTCATTCGGAAATTCGAGTGTCATCATATTGCTTTTGGATCCGTCGAACATAGATAGGTATTTGTGTCTGCGTCCGCCGTCTATACTGTGCAGGAAGAATGAAAAGCGGAAACCGCATATCTCTATTGTAATTGTTGATTCAGAATACGCAACAGGAACGTACTCCCTTTTGAGCAGTTTGTCGATGAAATAGTCGTTGAGTGATTTGACCACTTCCACGACATTGGTATCTGTGATTTGCATATTACTTGTGATTAAGCGTTGAGAGGAACTCTTTGATAAGGGCCTCGCCTTTCTCGAAGCCGGCCAGCAGCGCAGCATCTTTGGCGGGGTCGCGTTCGATGCGAACAGTGTACAGGGAGCGGTCTTTGAACAGAGGATTGTAGGAACACAAGTCCCACCACTGGCGATCGAATACCAACATATTCATGTGGCACTGCCATACATATTTGGTCTCGAATGCTTCCGCACCGAGCAGCAAGTCGGCGTGTTTCTCGAACGCTTTGCGTTTGAACTCTACGCCGCCATCAGCGCCTACCAAACCGTCGGGCGATGCTCCTACGTACTCGTTGAAGATGCCGAACGTAATCTGCTCGACATCGACCCCGCGCTCCATCTCGTATGCGAATCGGGCATACTGTTCCTCCTCGTTGCCGATAGTCATTGCCTCGTTCTTGAATTGCGGGGCGACCTCGCCCGTGAAAATCTGGGCGGCAATCTTTCGGCAAAGCGTGTCGAGGCCCTTGCCTGCATTCCCAATCTCTTGCGCGTGTGAAGCGGTCATGCGGCCTCTACGCAACTCGTGCCATTCAGGAGTACCCTGTTCAATATCTCTGATGATCTGTGTCATTTTTCTATGCTTTTAAGTTGTCCAGTTGATGAAGCAGTGGGAGTAAACCCCGGCCATCTGTAATTGTTTTACCTGTCGCCCAACCCGTGTAGGGGAAATATGTAACCGTTTCGCCCCGGTGTTGGAATTTGATAGTCTTATTGTCTTGGTAGTCGATGGAGTAGCCGAGTTTCGTGATGGCCTCGACTGCGGCGTCCATTCGCTTATGCTCCAGCCGCTCTCTGCGCGGGCTCACCTTGTCCCATTCCATTGTTCGCTGCTTGTAATATTTCGGTCTTTCGCTTTTTGCAGATGCTCGTCAGTTCGTTCATGTTTTTTGTGGTCTGCCGGTATTTGTTGTAGAAAGCCAGCACGTCTGCGACCGTCTTGCATTCGGCCAGCTCGGTCTGAATTTCGCAGGCCACGTTCACGAGGTCGAGGTCGTTGTTTTCATTGTCTTCCGCCTCAATCTCTTTCACAATGTCGCTGAATGAGATGTGGCAGATGCGTTTGATAACCGATTTGAGCACCATACGGTCAAACCAGGAATCCCAAATACTTTTCAACGACGATATATTCTTGAATTTCATAATGTCGTCAATGTTGATAGTCTCGATGAACTCGCCGGAGGTGTTCTTGATGATGCCGTATGCGCCGATGATCTGACGGCCGCGCTGGAATGGGTCGCCGAATACGTGCTGATAGAGTACGCGCCCGCTCTCTTTGCGGAATGTGAATGTATCGCCTTGATAGACTATGCCGAAGTCAAAGGTCGTGTCCGGGTATTTCACCTTCACGAGATTCTTGTATGCCTTGTAGGTATAGTCAGGAACGATGGCCCCGCCTCGCTTCTGAATGAGCACCGTATCGCCGTCGATATAAAGGCCCTTGCCCTCCACCGTTCGGAATAGGTCGATGGCCAGTTGGTCGCTCACGTCTTTCATCCACGGGTTCGCCTGTATATACCGGCCGTTGTCCTTCTTCTGCTCGCGCTCCAGCTTGCGCAGGTAGGCGATGTAGGTATTGGCCGCCGCCTGCTGCACTTTGGTCGCGTTCTGACCAGTCAGGTCTCGATAAATTGCATCGTAATTCATTGTATTCGTTTGTTTTGTTGTCTTTTGGCTACCGCTTGAAGTGGGCCGATACGTTGTTCTCTTTGCACCAGTCCACACCGCGCGAGACGGAAGTGAAGCGATGTTTTGTACCCTCGGCTGTAATGATGAACATTACGCCTTTGCGGTTGAAATACGCGATTGCATTCTGTTTCATGATGGTGTCAGTTTATGAAATAGTCATTGATTTTCTTATCGTCAAAGTCGTTGGCGACTTCAGCGCCTGTCTCACTCCATGTTTTGCAGGACAAGCAGGAAGATGCACCTTGAGCGTTGTATTCAGTGCCCCACATTTCGCGCGATTTGTAGTAGGAAATGCTCACCCAGCCATCAATCTCGACTGCCATACCCTTGCATTCAAATTGCATCTCGGAAAGATTGCAGATGCTGTCTGCGTAGTCGTGGTTCTCGCGTTCAATGCTACCGTTGTCGATGGCGTAGTTGGCAATCTGCTTGTATATGTCATTTGGAATGTGTATCATGATTATCGCTTGTTTTTGATGCTTGTTTTATTGGCCAGATGCTTGCGCTTCGCGTCTTTGTAATCGAAGAGGAGCGCGTCGAACATCGAGACCTTGCCCTCGTTGTTCACGGCCAACGCCCCGGACGACACATAGCCGGAAAGCGTCGATGGATGTATGCCGATGATTCGTGCTGCCCGATTGACTGAAATCATAATGCCGCGCAGCCGTTCGGCATTGAACCACCCGCGGGAGTTGAGACCATCTGTGCCGATGGCCGCAATCATCTCGTCGGTGTCGCCCTCGTAGATGTAGCCCTCGCGCCGCAGAGTGTCGGCCGGAATGAAATCTGTCAATCTGCTGCTCATTCTACCTGTCCCAGATTTTTGATTTATCGACCGAGTATTTTTCGAACATCTGCTCGATGGCCATCTCGTCGGCCGGAGTGTGGGCGACAAGTCCATTGACGTGCTTCGACCACGACGTGCGCGAATCGAATGAAAACAGCGTCATGAACTCTGCGCGGAACGCATCATAGTCTTTGCGTTTCAGTTCGCCCAGGCCACGCTTGAAGGTTCTTGCTTTTTGTGTCGTCATATTTATTTTATTATATTTGCATCTGTAAACCGACTTTGCAATTCTGCAAATGTTCGTTTACTGTTGCAAATGTAGAGCAAATTTCTGTAATCACAAAATATTTACAGAGATTTTTTCTGCATGGAATAGAAAAAAATTCATGTATGCTTGAAGATAAAACTGTTAAATCGCGCTTACTCAAATATATAGAGTACACAGGAAAAGGCCAGCGCAAATTTGAAGAGAAATGCGGGCTATCAAATGGCTATGTAAATAACATTCGCGTTTCCATTACGCCGCAGAAATTACAGCAAATTGCTCTACACTGCCCGGACCTCAATACTGGATGGCTGATGACAGGTGAGGGTGATATGCTGAAATCTGAATCTTCCGAGGTTGAAGAGATCACCAGCAAAAAACGCATTCCGTTCTACGACGACATCACAACCGTCGGCGGCTACAACGATACCATCGCCAATGTGGAACACAACGGACAGGTGGTCGAGTGGATAGATGCAGGCGACTGGTTCCCCGAAGCGACAGCCGCGATTCGACACTATGGCGATTCTATGGTGGAATACCCAAGCGGCTCAATACTGGCCTTGAAGCGTGTCAATGATATGCGCCTCATCATCAACGGCCGCAACTATGTAGTCGAGACAACGGAATATCGAATCACGAAGCAACTGCAAGACGATGGAGCAGACTACATCATGGCGTATTCCAGCAACCGCGAAACGTACCCGGATGGAAGGCAGATCCATTCGCCGATACGCATTCCGAAGGACAGCATTCGGCATATTGACTTGGTGCTGGGTTGCGTCCTGAAAGAGTACAGCAACGGATCAATAACTATAAAACGATAAAGATATGAGGCTTATTCCGCTTGTACTGGCACTCTTTGCCGTTGGTTGTACATCCCCGACGAGAACAGCAAAAGATCTCATCCGGCAGATTATCGAACAGCATATCGAAATGCAGTCCGATGATGTAAATTATCATTCAGTTGAGTTCGGAAGCCAACTCGATACGGTTTATGCCACGATAGTGGATGCAAAACGATTAGAGGGGTACAAGATGCCTTCTCATTCCGAAGTGCGAAGAATCATGCGCTCGATTGGCAATCATGATGTAGAGGAGGTTGATTCGGTTTCTGCATATTATGTCGAGGCGGAAATGATGGAGTATATACTGGAAAATTTTTATCTATCCGATACGCCAACCCCGGTATTATTGCGGATGAAACACGTTTTTCGCATTGATAGTGATGAGTTTGGGAAGAATGCTATATATGACTGCAATTTCTATTTTGACATAGGATTGACGAGAGTCGAGTATGTTGGAGTAAATCTGCCAGAAGAGCCGTGAGGCTCTTTTTTTGTTCCCTCATGTTCGGAAAGCAAATGTAACCTTTTGCTTTTTTTCTTTTTATATTTTCTTTTTTTATAATTATACTGGAGTAGGAGTATAAGTATATATACAAGAATATAAATATATATATTATTATCTATTTATAGATAATATACGTACAGGGGCCCTTTTGCTTTTTTTGCTTACATTTGGTTGCATTTGGTAGCAAAAGCAAGCAAATGGAACCTTTTGCTTTTTTTGCTTTTTATCCATACGAAAAAGGGCGGCCTATTGGTCGCCCTCTGCTGATTCATGCAGCTTTATTTGCGGTGTACCTCAATCACTCGGCCCAGATGAAAGGCCATAACCCAAAACGCATACAGATTGCCGCGGACCATCTTCGGCTCAAACGAGAACCCCGTAACCGCGACAATCGCAGTATCACGCTCTCGTGCATAGCCTACGGCCAGGTGCAGATATTTGATTGATTGTTTCGGCAGGAACGGGAATCGGCCGCCGTTGTAGTCGTCGATGTAGTAATCGCGGCCCGGCGTGGTGCATTCAGGATTCAGGGCATATTTGCCGTCTGCTGCTTTTTGCAGATACCTACTGGCCGTTATCCCCTCCTTCACCTCTCGATACTCGCATTTCTTCGTACCTGCGATAATCTGGTCGAAATAGACCTGTTTGATGGGTAGGTATAGCGTATTATCCCTCGTTGGTCTCTCTGCTGCCATCATCATTCGGTTTTAATTCAATTTGCAGAACGGCGCCGCAGTGAGGGCATACTATCCCTTTGTCGCCGCTCTCGCCTGGCTGCTCGAATAGTGCAGACAACTTGCATCCAATCGCGTCGGCAATCTTCTCCAGCTGGGCGATGGGGTTCTTGTCTCCCTGTTCGATGTAGTAGTGGACAGTCTGACGACTGACCCCCAGCCTGCGGGCAAGTTCAACTATCGAAACGTTGTTTTCTTTGAGTGCTTCTTTTATGCGTACAATCATACTACACAAATTTTCGGCAAAGATATAACGAATTTTCGAAATGCGCAAATATTTATATTACATTTTCTTCTCTATCTTATTATATAAGTAATAAAATTATTTTACACTTTTTTTCACGAAATATTTGCAAGTGTAAAATAAATCTATTACATTTGCGACATGAAAGTAAAACAAACGTATAACAATATGGCAAATTACACAAACAGCGAGATTCTCGAAATCGCAAAGACAATCAATTCGCAACTGAACGCGACGACCTCTTTTTTTGTTCGTGGTTCTTGGGGCATCAGCAAACGCGCAGCGACGCTCTACAACGAAATGCCTACACTTGCGCTGCGTGTTTCGGGTGTTCTGCACAAAGGGTGGGTATATATCGCCTACGATGAGGGGCGCGATCTCTACAACCTTTACGCAGTCAGCTTGCGAGGTGTTGTTAAAAAGGCAGTCGATGGTGTGTTCTGTGATGAGTTCGGCGACATTATCGACCAAATGATCGAACGCAGTGCAGCGATGAGCGATGCAGAGTATCGACGCAAGGCAATTGCAGATTCTCGCAAAAAGTGGGGGTGCTAATCATTCAAACAGTCAATAATCAAAAACATTTACAACTATGGCAGACTTTTTTACCGAGGTTAAAACGATTGTATTGAGCAATCTAACCAAAACCGAGAAAATTCACAAATTAGTGAATGACCTTAAATGTACGCGCAACGAGGCTGAGCGATTCTATGCTATTGTGCAGTGCGTACAAGGCAAGCCCGAACGCGAAGCGACTACAACCGGCGCACCGCGTCGCCGGTTCACGGTCGGCGTCGAAATCGAATGCTTCGGCCTTAACAAGCAAGAAGTGAAAGCAGCACTCGAAGCGCGACGCATACAGTCGATTGTAACGGGCTACGACCACAACGACCAAAAAAAGGCGTACAAACTTGGGCACGATGGCTCTATTGATGGTTGCGGCCCTTGCGAGGTGGTTTCGCCTGTTCTTCGCTCTTTGAACTCTTTGAAAGCAGTTTGCGAGGTACTGAACGAATGCGGTGCGCAGGTCAATCGTTCGTGCGGTCTGCACGTTCATTTTGGGGCGGCAAATTTTACGCTCAACCAGTGGCAGCGCATCATTATCAACTACGCAAATATCGAGCCCGTAATCGACTCTTTTTTAGCACCGAGCCGACGAGGTAACAATAACTGTTTCAGCCGATCAATCATAACAGCAGCTGAAAGCCTGGCAGGTCTTACGGTTAACAGTTTCGACCAAATACGGGGTGCGCTGAACTATGACCGATACCACAAAGTGAATGCCGAGGCTTATGCCCGACACAAAACGATAGAGTTTCGCCAGCACCACGGCACGACAAGTTTTGAGAAAATAGACAAGTGGGTCGGGTTCTTGGGGGCGCTTATCAACTACTCAATAGACCATACCGAACCAATTCAGGCGACGACGATCGACGACCTGCCGTTCTTATCAGCAGCACAAAAAAGATATTTCAACAAACGCAAAAATAGCTTTAACGAATAGAGACTATGTGTATTTTAATCGTCAAACCGAGAGGGGCCCAAATGCCGCCCCTCTCGATACTCGAAAATTGCGCAAAGCGCAACCCGGACGGGTGCGGTATCGCAACCGCAAACAAGACCTATAAGGCAATGAATTTTCGCACCTTTGCAAAGCACTTGGCGAAAGTCTCGACAGATGAGGCCGCGATAATACATTTTCGATATGCGACGCATGGGTCTGTATGTCGAGCGAATTGCCACCCGTTCAGAGATGAGCTGACGGGTATAGCGTTCGCGCATAACGGCGTATTGCCTATTCAGCCGATCGGCAATATGACAGATAGCGAAACGGCGTTCAGATACGACCTTTTGCCCGTTATCAACAAATACGGCCTATATTCGCGAGAGTTCGCAGCAACGGTGCGCGAGATTATCGGCGGGTCAAAATTTGCCTTCATCACGCCCGACGGTGACTTGCGCACGTTCGGCCAGTTCATCGAATACGATGGGTGCTTTTACTCAAATTACGGGTTCATGCAGTTCGACTATATGTGCAGGCCCGGCAGACCGCGAAATCTTAACATCATACGCAGATAAAACAACCGGCGGCGGTGCAACCCCTGCACCGCTGCCACAATATACCGACACAATGAAAAAGAGCGATTTTCGAGATATTATGGCTATGGCGTGGCAGTTCGTGCGCATCACGGGGCGATCCTTTACCGATTGTCTGCGCAAGGCGTGGGCGAATTACAAATTGCATAAGGCGATGCAGACGGCCGTCTGCGAATTTTACTACATCAAGACTGACGGTACAAAACGGCAAGCGTTCGGCACGCTGCAACGGTCTGTAATCGCTGACAGAATCACGGGTACAGGCCGCCCGTCGAATGCGATGCTGTTTACCTATTTTGACACAGAAAAAAATGAATTTAGATGCTTCAAACGCTTTAACATCGTAACGGCGTAATATTGTAAATGTATGGCGGTTATTTACAAATAGCCGCTATTAAAGTATCGCGTCTGTGTGAGAATTGGCATATATTTGCGCATACTTATATGCGGGGTGGAGCAGTTGGTCAGCTTGCGTGTTCGACTTGCACGAGGTCGGCGGTTCGAGTCCGCCCCCCGCTACTAACGACAAAACAACGCGACAAAATGAAAGTCTTGAATCTTATCATTAAGCAGGCGTATTTCGACCAAATTCTCGCAGGTGAGAAAACGGTTGAGACGCGCGAAATACGGCCAAAAACTGCGGGCCGATACATCTTCTACGAGAACAACGATACCGGGGTTCGGTATGAGCCGAAAGACATCGACACGGCCCACGATTGTGCAAACGGTTACTCTTTCGCACCTATTGAATACGACGCGATACGGTTCTGTGTTGGCTATGCCACCAACCGCCCCGAATGTTTAGTAGAGTGCAAAGGTGCGCAAATCGTCTCTGTCTTAAACGAGGCCGACGGGCCGATAATTTACGAGGTCGATGGAGTGCAATACTTCCAGGCCGAAATCGAATACACTTTGGGCAAGGTGTTGAGTCAAACTAATTGTTAAACCATTAAAATCAAAGCTGAGTCAGAATTCAGGTAGGAACGAGTGCAACGAGTGAACGCGGTGTTGTTGGCCGCCGTTCGCTGTCCGGCGGTGCTGGCCGTTTCGTAACGCGACGCCAGAAGTACCGCGAAGTTCGTCAGGGATTGGGATTGAGTGCAGGATAGCCTTATGACCAACCGCGAACACACGCAACAAGTGATCGACAGAGTTCGTAGGAATACGGACTCTGTTATCCTGTTTTATAGTGCAGGCAAGGATTCAATCGCATTGCTCGACCTGATTGCTCCGCATTTCAAGCGGATAGTTTGCGTTTATATGTACCTCGTCGAGGGATTGGAGCACATCAACCGATTCATCGAGTTCTCAAAGTGGAAATACCCGAATGTCGAGTTCCACGAAGTACCGCATTGGAATCTGACCTACATCCTGCGTTCCGGACTCTACTGCCAGCCGCAGCCGGATGTCAAACTGATGAAGTTGAAAGATGTCGCGGATAATTGTCGCGCACGTTTCGGTATCAATTACTGCTTCTATGGGATGAAACAGTCCGACAACATGAATCGTCGGATAATGTTGCGAGGCAAGGATTACGAATTGGAGGCCATTCAAACCAAAACGATGAACGTGTACCCGCTATCCCGATGGGGGAACAATGACGTGATGGCCTACATCAAACAGCAGCGGTTGCCGATGCCCGTCCGCTATTCGAACAGGCAGAAATCGCAGGGCCTGATATTCTGCGAGGAGTGTTTTCTGTATCTGCGCGAGAATTACCCGAATGACCTCCGCAAGATACTGGCGGCATTCCCTTTTGCAGAAGACATTTTGTATAAGCACGATCATAATATCAAAAAGCGATAGCTATGCAGGAACCATTGGATAAGTATTTCACATACTCGGAGACGGCCGAGGTTATGCGCTCGCAGATACATCCCGCGGAGTACAATCCCCGTGTCATCGACCCGGACGCTCGCGCTGCGCTCAAGCGCAGCATCAAACGGTACGGTGTAGTTGGAGGCATCGTCGTGAACAAGCGAACGGGCTACACGATTGTGTCCGGACATCAGAAGGTCGATATACTCGACGAGATCAACAAATATCCCGAAAACGACTATTGCCTGAAAGTCGAGGTCATCGACGTAGATGAGCAGACGGAGATGGAGTTGAATATCTTTTTCAACAATCCGTCAGGGCAGGGTCGATGGGACGAAGATAAATTGCGCATCCTCGTGCCGAAGATTGATACGAAGAATGCAGGCCTGACGATGCAAGACCTCGCGGCCATCGGTGTGCGAATCGAAGTACCGACCGTCTCCGTCATCAAGGAGGACATCGAAAATCTTCAACGGCCGATGGAGGAGCGCAAGGCCGCTGTCAAGGAGATGAAAGCACAAATCAAGGAGCAGGCCGAACAGAAAGCGATGGAACACGAAAGTTATGTAACCATCTCGTTCAGTTCATACCGTGCGAAAAGTGCATTCATGCTCCGATTCGGGTTTGACCCTCTCGATAAGTTTATCAATGGCGAGGCATTTTCCGACATGATTGAAAGGATTGAGTAATGGGCAAAATCAAGGGAAAAACAAAATCGTTCAATTTTGACTATGACGGCGAGGAGTTCTATCAGGCAATAGAGCAATTCGCCGCGCAAGGCTTTACAGATAAGGCCATCGCCTATGAACTGGCCAAGAAATTCGATTCCTCCCTTGCTGAAGGTACATTCCACAACCTCAAAACGCAGAAGAAAAACGGCAAACTGACCGACCGTGCGGCCCGAATATGTGAAGCGTTAGCGCGTGGGCGCGAGAAAATCAATCAGGCAGCGCGGGCTACATACCTCCAAATGGCTCTCGGTCAGCGAAAGGTCAAGACAACGACGAATCAGCGATTCCGCATGAAAGACGGCACGCTCACAGAGGACGAACTGGTCAGTACAACGGAAACGGAGCTGCCACCGAATATGCAGGCGTTATCCACTTGGCTCTTTAATCACGACGCCGAATGGAAGCAGATGATAATTGAGCAGAAAAAGACGATGGCCGATGCCGGCAACGGCGATATAGCGAGCGAAATCCCGAACGAGATACAAATCAACGTTACCTACAACCAAAAAGAGGATTTGGAGTTACAACAGAAATTCGAGCGGCCGAGTCAAGAGTAATAAGACATTGACGATGAGTTGTACGCCAATCGTGGCGCGTTTGATGGCGGCGAAACAATCGTCGCTCTACTGTGTTTTTGTCTTTGAAGGAGGAAGCCGAAGTTCCAAAACCTACTCAATTATCCAGTTCTTCATCATCTACGCTCTTTCAAATACAAAATTGCCGGTGCGTTGCGTTATTGCCCGTAAAAAGGGAACTTGGCTCGCAGCAACCGTATGGAAGGATTTCAAGAATATTTTGATGTTGCATGGCCTATATAGCATTGCAAAAATCAACCATACACTCAAAATAATCCAACTTGGTACGACCACATTTGAGTTCATAGGGTTGGACGACGTGCAACGACTGCACGGTCTGACGACAGATATATTTTGGATAAACGAAGCGATGGAGGCGACGAAAGATGACTTCGACCAGCTTGAGCAACGAACATCCCGATTCGCTATACTGGACTACAATCCATCGGCCGAGGAGCATTGGATATACGACAATGTGTGTCCTCGCTCTGACTGTTACTTCGACCATTCGACGATGCTCGATAATCCATTTATTCCGGAGAACTCGCGTCGCAAGATTTTATCCTATGAGCCGACCCCCGAAAACTATGCGCAAGGGACGGCCGATAAACGCAAGTGGCAAATCTATGGCCTCGGTATGCGGGCCAAAATTGAAGGTCTGATATTCCCGGATTACACGGTAGTCGATGAAATCCCCAAATGGGTAACACGCAGATGGTATTGCCTCGACTTCGGATTTACAACTGACCCGACTGCCTGTGCCGAAGTGGGATTTTACAACAATACCCTCTTCATTGATGAGCAGTTCTACCAAACGGATATGCTCACGAAGGACATCATCAAAGAGGGCAAGAAGTTGAAATCCCTGCCAATCATCAGCGAATCGGCCGACCCGCGACTTGTCAAAGAGCTGAAGCAGGGCGGCCTGAACATTCTTCCCGTCAAGAAATACCCCGGCTCCGTGATGGCCGGTATAGACTTTATGAGGGGTGTCAAAATGTGTGTTACCGCCCACTCGGTCAATGCTATCCGGGAGTTCAAGAACTACACATTCATGCAGGATTCAAATGGCAAATGGCTGAATGAGCCAGTGGACGACTATAACCACATCATGGACGGAGTTCGGTATGTATGCCTGACGAAGTTGATGGGTAAGTCTCGCAACAAGCCGGCAGGGGTGCCGGCTGGTGTATTTAGATAATAATTAAAATTTTTATATATGACACTGGAAGAGATTTTGACCGAGAAGGACATCGGTAAAAAAATTGAGTTACTCAAAGCGGGCCGCCGTACAAAGCAGCCTGATGTAAAGCAGCTGTTGAATGACTGGAATCCCAAAGGGCATCAAGTAAATGATGAAAGCGTCCGCAAAAGACGTAAGGTGCTGGATGAAGATGAGCACACCGATGAAAAAGGCGTGAAGCATCCGGCCAAGTATCACGATGAAGATATAAACCGCATCTCCCTACCGATTGAGCAGGACATCGTGAATATCCATACCGCTTTCACGGTCGGCAATGATCCGAATCTGTCGTATGTGCAGAACAGCGACAAGGAGCGATCTGTGTACGAGATTGTGCTGTCTATCAACCGCGACAACAAAATCAAGTACCACAACAAACGTGTGGTGCGGGCATGGTTATCGGAGACGGAGATTGTCGAATACTGGTACAAAGTAGAATCAGGTGGATTTTGGGCCAAGATAGCGGCTCGAATCAAATCGTTGTTCGGTGGAAATGTGCGGCCGACGCAGAAACTGCGCTGTGTGCTGTGGTCGCCGTTCCGGGGCGACACGTTATATCCATACTATGATGAATTTGGGCGCTACATTGCGCAGAGTCGCCAGTATGAGGTGCAAGAGTCGAGCACAAAGCGGACGCAGTATTTCCAGACGGTAACAGACAAGATGGTTTATGTGTGGCGATTGAATGATGGTCAATGGGAGGCTGTTGAAGAGCAGACATTTGATCACGGCTTTGATAAAATCCCGTGCATCTATGCCTATCGCGCCGAGCCTCTTTGTCAGAACATCAAACCGAGCCGAGAGCGCTATGAAAAGCTGCTGTCGAACTACGCCGACTGCATTGATTACCACTTCTTCCCATACCTCATCCTGAAAGGTCAGTTGGAAGGCCAGATCGGTTTGGGGAAACAAGACGAGCGTCGCAGGGTGGTTTCCATCGAAAATGACGGCGATGCATACTACCTGACTTGGGAGCAGACTCCTGAAGCGATCAAGTTAGAGATGGACAATCTGCTGGATTTGATTTACGCAATGACTAACACCCCGCGCATCACGTTTGAGAATCTAAAATCCGTCGGCGATATTGCATCAGGTGTGTCGTTCCGCTATATGTTCATGGGGACACACATGGCGGTCGAAAATCATGCGGAGACGATCGGCGAGTTCATGCAGCGCCGCTACAATTTCCTCGTTCATGCAATCGGCAAGATTTGCCCATCGCTGGCAGAGGCCTCGGATTCCATCGAGATTAACGTGGAGATTGTGCCTTACATGATTGATGATCTCTCCGACAAACTCGACATTGCAGGCAAGGCAATCGAAGCAGGATTGATAAGCAAGAAATCGGCAATGATGTTTGTCGGTATGACCGATCGCGTAGAGGATGAAATCGAACAAATGAAGTCGGAGAAAGTATCGGAATCAGCGCAAAGCGCAGGAAATCCGAACGAAAAACAGTCCGCTTAATTGGCTGTCGTTTGTTTTTGTTTGTTTTGTTGTCCCGAAAGGGAGGAGGCGCATTTACCCGATGCGCCTTTTTTGTAAATATCCGTGAATTGTTTACAAGACGCGCCCCAAAACATAGGTGCAAATTCTTGCGCTGCTGTTATATTTGCTTGCAATTAACTAAAGTAGTGATTTCGTATGAAAGCAAAAATTTTAGAGGCGTTACAGAAGAAATTCTCGGATGTTTCCGCCTCGATGTTGGAGCCTACGGCCAAGAAATTGGCCAAGACGACGACAAAAGAGGAAGATGTTGCAACTTCTGTCGAGGGGGTAACTATCCAACAGGTCATCGAGTCGTATTCGGACTTTCGCGCCAACCAAGCCTCGGAAACGGCCGGCAAGAATGCCGTCGCCGCATACGAGAAGCAGCACGGCCTTAAAGACGGGACGAAAATCGACGAGAAAGGGGGCGCACCTGCACCGAAGCCGAACTCTACCAACAAAACCGACAAGACCAACGAGGAGGAACCTGAATGGGCAAAACAGATGCGTAAGCGGCAGGAGCAAATTCTGAAACGCTACGCAGATGAAGATGCGGCCAAGACACAGGGCGAACTTGGGGGCAAGTTGGTATCCTTGCTCAAAGAAAAAGGTGTGCGCGAATCATTCTATGGGCCGGCCATCAAGGGCCGCACGTTCAAGGATGAGGCCGAGGTAACGGCTTATGCCGACGAACTCGCCAAATCCTTTGAGGATGACAATCAAGCCGTGGCCAACGGCAAGACAGGCCAGACACCGCACGCATCGCAGGGTAGCGCATCCGGTGAGGATGATCCTCTGCTGAAATCCGTGCAGGACAAAACCGCGGAGATGGCAAAAGCAAAAGAACAGAAGTAACATCTAAAATCATTAACAATGCCCGGTAAAGTAATTTATCCCGATGCAGACTTTGAGGTCGAAAAAGAACTCTATCCGATTAATACGGGGTACCGCCTGACTGGCGGTTTTAACCTCGACATCGAGGGGCTCCCCAAAGGCAAGCACATTCCCGTGCTGTGTCCTTTGGCAATCGACTTCAAGGAGCGCATGGCTCGCGTTGTGAACAACGTTCGAGTCTATGATAAGGTGGAGAGCGGAGCCACGACGATAAAGGTTGCAAAAGGTAGCCTTGCCAGCGTAGGGGTGTCCTATATGTTGAGCGAGGATATTTTCGTAACCGTATATGCCGTTGACACCTCGAACGCCGAGTACGATGTGCTGACGGTATCAGGAATTTCCGCTGCCGTCAGTGCAGACGCTGTCCTTACGGAATGCACGGTAGCCGCCTCGAAGGCAACTGCAAAGCGTTCTGCTAATTTCCTCAACTACGCCCGTACCAAAATCGAAGACGGTGCAACCGTTACCGCTCTCGGTCAGGCATACGAAATCAAAGAAGCCGAACTCTACATCCCTCTCACGAAGGAAGACAAGGAAGGTCTCGGCGACAGGTTCATGTTCATCTAATCATCAGAAAGGGAAAAACTATGGTTTATACGATTGATTCAATTCTTTCGAATCCCGCGTTCATCACGGTGGTAATCAACCGTGCAAAGGTAACGCTGAACAATGCAGATGCCATCGACTGGACCGGTTACCTCACGCCCGCAGGAACGAATCCCGACGGTACGTTCAAAACGTATTCTGGCAACCAAACTGCGGTCGTCGTTGGTTCGTTCATCGACAAAAACAGTAACAAGCCTATCCGCAAGCGGCACGCAATGCGGCGTGGTATGGGTGAAGTCAATGCACTGGGAGAAACGTACCAGATGGATAACGACCGACTCGACGAGTTGCAAGTGCTTGTCGATACGCTCAATCGTCTGGGTAATACGCAGGCAATGGAGGATGTGGTCAATTATTTGGCCGACGACTTCCGCCAGTGCGTCCTCGCCCCGCACAAGCGTATGGATTTGATGTTGAATGACCTCAAATTCAACGGCAAAGCAGAGGCCCGTAGCAAAGTCGATGCAGACGGCATCAAGTTGACGACGATTACCCTGCCTTTCAAGGAGGACAAGAACCTGTTCACGGCAAAATCCGACAACAAGGGCAAGATGCTGACGTTCCTCGAAAACATCCTGCCTGTCTTGCGCCAAAATGGTAGCGACGCGACTATCATGGAAATGAGTCGCACCACGTTCCGCAAGTGCATCGTCGGGGATGACGAGTTCGCCAAGACGTTCATCGCAAAATACGGCAGCGCGCAGTTCAATCCCGGTGCTCTCGCAAGCCCGGCTATGTTCAACCAACTTTTCGAGAACTTGGAGATTCCGCTCATCGTCCGCCTCAAGGATGTGAACGTGAAGTTGCAGGATGGCTCGATTCAGACGACGGTGCCTGATTACAAAATCTCGTTGCTGCCTGCTGGCAACATCGGATTATTGCGCCATCGCCGCCCCTATGAGTTGGCAGACCGTATTCCGGGCAAGACCTACACAGTGCTCGACAACGACCTGTATGTCGCTTCCGAGCGCACGAAGGAGGGCCGCACGATGGAGTACGGCGCGGAGTGGATTGTCGATATTAACCAGCCGAATCGCATGGGTATCATCGACCTGTCGGCATTCAAAGGTTAATTGAGATGACCGTATCCGAGTACATAAAGCAGACCTTCGCCGATTTCGGCGTGAAGCTGTCCGAGGCTGCTGCGATTGGCATTGTCCGTCGCAGTGGCTTGGACGCTTCTGCCGATGTCGCGAATGTTGAGTTTCGTGTGCTTGATGTGGCAGTTGTCAAATCTATCCCGATTCTCCTGCTGACTCCTTCGTCAGTTAGCGAAGGACCGTTGAGTATATCCAAAGCGCAAAAAGAGTCTATCGTCCAGTATTACTCTTTGCGGTGTAAAGAGTTGGGTATTATCAACGAGTTGGAGAAACGGCCAACGGTCAGGTTCCTATGATTGATTTCCGTCCTCATTTTATCGCTTTCAAAGAGAGCGGTGGGCCTGTTTTCGACAAGAACGGTGACCCCGTATTTGGTAATGGCGAGTGGAGCGACCCAATCCCATGCAGATACGAATCCGACGGAAAATCGAACATTCAAGTCCTGAAAGACGGCTCGATAAAAGCCTATGCCTATGTTGTCTACATGGAGCCAACGGGTAAGACTTTTGACGGGAGAATTGCGCGGCTGTTCGACAGCACCGGCAATGTGGTCTGTGACGCTCTTATACATCATTCTATCTCCTATCAACTCTCAACAGTATTGTATATCGAGAAATGCCTATCACGAGAAACAGAGTAGACGAGGATTTTGCCGCCTTCGCAGACCAAACCTGCAAGGATGTCGAGGAACAGATAATCGAGGTTCTCTGTAAAATCGGCGCGTATGGGTATGATATAGCCGTCGAACACGGCAACTTTCAAGACAGAACGGGCGAACTCCGCAGCTCAATCGGCTGGGGCGTAACTCGTGACGGCAAACTCATCAAATCGGGAGGATTCCGTCAGATACTTCAAGGGTGGAAAGGAGTAGAGGAAGGCAAGGCGGCCCTGCGCCAAATGGTTGCAGACAGCCACGAGGGCATTGCCTTGATTTTTGTCGCAGGCGCGGAGTATTCCATCTATGTCGAGGCTATGGGCTACGATGTGATAACTTACTCCGAACAGCGATGTGTAGAAGAGGCCGAGAAAATCATTAACTCTATGTTCAAATGAGAAGAAAGACGAAATCGCAAGTCCTGACGGATATGTATCAGTTTGTCAAATCGAGCGTACTGGCTACGGTCGTGAATGGCTCTGTGTACAAATCCGGACAGCGGCCGCTCAATTCCGCAAAGGAGGATATTGTCATCAATCTCGTATCCGGCACGGCGGCGCAGATTCAGACGGGTGTGATTAACATCAACATCTTCGTTCCCGATAAGCATAACGGTGGCGCGATGGTCTGTGATGAGAAACGATGCCGTGAAATCGAAACTGTGGCCGAGGAGTGGGTTGAGGACATAGAGGATTTTGACGGGTATCGTCTGGAGCTCGATGAGATGATAGGGAAGATGCAGTACGAGGATAAACGACAACACTTCGTAAATATCCGACTTAAATTCGACTATTTAACATTTTAACACATTCAAATTTATGGCTGGAAAAAATAAAATCATTATGGCGTGGAGCAAGTGCAAGATTGAGATTGCTCCTGCCAACGAGGCCGAAACGATGCCTACCGAAGGCCTGACAAGCATCGGTACAATCAAGGACAAGAGTTCGTCGCTCGAACCGTCCGATGGAGGCTCGCTCGATGCAACAGCCACGGGCGGTGTCCGTGTCGCCCACGAGACGCAGGAGGGCGGATATGTCCTCAAGACTCGTGTCATCGAGCCGACTGACGATCTGAAAAAGATGCTCGGTTTGGGCGATGTGGACGAAAGCGGCGAGTTCAAGGTGATAACTCACGTTGTCGAGCAACCGTTCGCCGTCAAACTGACTCCGAAGAACAAGGGAGCAAAGGGAATCAAAGCTCCGCTTACCAGTGTTTCCTACAAGCCCGGATGGACCGAGGAGGAGGGGCGTTACGCCGATTTGTCGTTTGAACTCCTGAACGGCGCGGCAGACTACTGGTATTCGGAGTTTACGACGACCGAAGCGTTGAAGTAGTCTCAACTGAAGAGTGTAGCGGAGGCTCTATAACTCTCCGCTTCTCGGGTGGTAGTTCAATGGTAGAACGGCGGTCTCAAAAACCGTAGATGGGTGTTCGACTCACTCCTACTCGGCAATAACTGATAGCGAAATGAAAGGAACGAAAACAATCGAGCAAATAGTGGCTGATGCTATAATGCAGAAGCCACTTGGTACATTCTCGTTCGGGGATAGGGAGTACACTATTGACCGGCCGCGCTTGGCGACGCTGGTCGAGGTATCTGCGTTGATTAGTCGAATTCCACAGGTAAACCTGAATGCCGACATCGAGAATCAGGCGACAGAAGTGCTGCGCGTGGCAAAGGATTGCCGTATTTTGGCCGAAATCGCCGCAGTTATCATCTTGGGCGTGAAACACACTACCGAAGAACGGATAATCGAAAAACGACGGCTGTTTGGTTTGATTAAGTACAAAGAGACGGTGAAAGTAAACCTCCGAGAGGAGTTGGCAGATAAGCTGCTCTTGGAGATGTCGCCGCGCGACTTGGCCGAGTTGATTACGGCGACACTGCACAATCAACAGTTGTCCGTTTTTTTCGGAGTTATCACTTCCCTCAACGAGGTAAATCTGCTAAAACCCACGAGCGAAGTTCCAACGATAGCATCTGGGCATTGATAGTTTCACTTGCCAAGTGTTTTGAGAACAGTACATTCGACCAAATCCTGAATGAAATCACCTTTGAAAACCTGATGATGTACCAAAAGGCAACGCCGATGTACGATGACCAAAAGGCCGAGGAGGAGTGGTGGGATGACAGCCTTGACGCGAATAATCCCGACAATTTCAAATCGGGAGCCGACACAGAAGATGAAGTTTTTATACGATGAATTTTATAAAAAGACATACAATATCTGACGAACTGCGCGAGATGGCCGTGCAGAATGGACTTTGCACCCAGTGGCAAAATTCGTGGGGGCAGCCGGCCGACGACGAACTCTGCCAGATGTATTTGCGCGGATTGGATTTTTGCATCAAACACGATTATCCGAGTGTCGAGTATATGAAAGAACATTTCGGAGGCGTGATGCAGAAGCACGGCATTTATGCTGATGACAAAATCAATCTGTCGAATCCCCGTAAAATCGTTTGCAACGGCAAAACGACCGGCGCGGTGTCGTTCGATGGCTTCGCCGTCGGCCTCATATATGCCCGGCATAATTCCAATATCTCGGTCGATGTCCGCGGCCGAGCAATAGTCAATATCATCTGCTACGACGAGGCCTATGTGAGCGTGTGGAATCGGTCAGACAACGCGCAAGTGCATATTCTTTTGCATGGTGGCGGTTGCCAGTCGATCGGGAAAGTAATAGTCAAAGATAAAAGGTAGCCGCGAGTCAAGAACAGACACTATAAAATCCAGTTAGATACTGCGCCTCTCAAATCATCGAGCGAGGATGCAAAAGGTATGTTCCGGGGAATCGGCGACGTGGCCGAGGCGGAGGGTGCACGGATAGACAATCTATACGGCCGTCTTGCAAGGACGGCGGCCTCGATATTCACGATTCACAAAGGATTCGAATTTGCCCGTGAGATCGCTACCGTGCGCGGCGAGTACCAGCAGCTGGAGGTAGCGTTTACCACGTTACTCCAAAGTGAGGAAAAGGCAAACCGCCTAATGGCCGAATCGGTCGAACTGGCGGCGAAAACTCCGTTCGACTTGCAAGGCGTGGCAAACGGTGCGCGTCAGTTGCTGGCCTACGGATTCGCATCGGAGGAAGTCATCGACACCCTGCGCCGCCTGGGCGACGTGGCGGCCGGTCTCGGGCTGCCGTTGCAGCGTCTGACCTATCTGTATGGTACGACAGCCGTGCAGGGCCGCGTGTATGCCCGCGATATGTTGCAGTTCACGAGTTCGGGCATTCCGCTTTTGCAAGAGATGGCCAACCTCTACGGCAAGACCACCGAAGAAATCAACAAGATGGTTTCGGATGGCAAAATCGGATTTGCCGATGTCAAAAAGGTTATTGAGAGCATGACCGATGCGGGCGGGCAGTTCCACAACCTGATGGAGGCGCAGTCCAAGACCATCAACGGCCAAATATCCAACTTGCAGGATAATATCAGCATGATGATGAATGAAATTGGCAAGGCCAACGAAGGAATCATCAACGACGCGATAGCGAGCGTAGCATACTTGGTCGAGCATTATGAGGCCATTGCCGACCTTTTGAAGGTATTGATCGCAACCTATGGAACATACAAGGCGACATTGATAGCCATTGCTGCATATCAAAAAGCTGCGGTCGCAGTTCAGGTTGTACAAAGGTATTATGTGTTGGCAAAGGGAATACAGACAGCCACGCAGGCGCAACGATTGTTCAATGTAGCGGTCAAGGCTAATCCTCTGGGCCTCGCGTTGAGTGCTATTACGGCCGTAGTTACTGCGCTGATGGCATTCTCCGACAAGTCCGATGATGCGGCCCGTTCCATCGGTGAGGTCGAGCAGAAATTGATTGACGAGCGAAAGCAGGTGAATCTCCTTTGCGGGAAACTCACCGATGCCAACACCTCGGAGGGCGAGCGCAAAAGAATCCTCGAAGAGTTGCGTAAGATTCAGCCGTCGATTGTCGATGGGATCTATGACGAAAGTGGTGCATTGGTCAATGTTACCGCTAACCTCAAAGCGTATAACGATGAGATGGCACGCCGTCAGGTGCTGGGGCAGTATCAAGATGCACAGAATGAAGCACAGGCGATAGGAAATCAAGCTCACGTAAATAAAGTGGCCGCAGAAAATGAGCTGCAAAAAAAGGTGGCGGACATCGTGCTGAATCTCGACAAATTGACGGGATTGAAACAATGGGGTGGCGCGGGGACATTATTCGACCCGAACCGATATATCAAGATGGACGATGCTGCCGTCGAGGCATTGAAGTCGGAAATCCTTTCTGTTTATACAGATGTCGAGAAGACCGCTGAAGAAAAGGCACAGAGTATTGCGAACATATTGGGTGATACTCTCCCTGGCGGGAAGTTCTTTCAATCCATCAAGGCCGATGATGGGGCTTTTGATGGATTGAAGACAGCAATGGAAAACCTCTATCAGGCAAATGCCGCATATCAGCAGTCTTTGCAGGATGTGAGCAAAGCGCAAAAGGCGGTAGAGGAGAATACCAAGTCGCTGGGCCTTGCCGTGGAGGAATCCAATCAGGCCATGAAGGACACTCCGGCCGCTCCAGTCGTCAATGACTATGCCGAACAGGTCCGCAAAGCGGCCGAAAACATTGAGACCGCTCGTGCTGCCGTCAAAGCCATTCAGGATGGCGGCGACATTAGCGGTTACAAATCCCTTGCAGAGGCCCTGAAAGACAAACGCGATGCTGTTGCGGCTGCCGAATCCGCATACAAAGAGCTGACCGGCGAGACCTACGGACAAAAGAAAACGCCCAAAGTGTCTGAAACAGCCAAAGCCGAGGAAGCAGCGGCAAAGGCCGCATTAGATGCCGAGGAACGCCTGGCAGAAGCCCGCATCGAGCTGGAGCGCAAGCGCATCACGGATAAAATCGAGTTGTTGGAATACGACAAGCGAGTTACCATCGCATCCATCGACGAGCAAATCAAAGCTGCCCAGAGTGAAGCCGAACGGGCCGCATTGGAAAGCCTCAAAGAGGTGGTCGCTAACTCGGCGAAGATAGAGATTGACATCGAGACCCACTCGCGAAACGTTGACAAACAGGCCGACCTGAACGATATGCTGGCCATTTACTCCAATTACTCGCAGGAGCGGATGAACATCGAGCAAAAGTTCAACGAGGACATCAGCAAGTTGCGTGTGGCAGCGACAGAGGCCACGACCACCGAGGAAAAGGCCCGCTATACTTCGGCCGCAGAGGAGGCCGAGCGTCAGATGCGCAATGCTCTTGCGTCGCTCGATGTGAACGCACTGAAAGAGTCCATCGACTGGGATTCTGTCTTTGGCAATCTGTCCGAAGCGAGCACCGCATCCATATCCCGTGCGTTGGAGCAGATGCAGACCGCGTTCGACGCGAAGAAATCCGATATGAGCGCGACCGAAATCAAGGATATAACCGAGGCGATGGCCCAAATGTCGGATGAACTGAACAAGCGAAATCCGTTCAGGGGGTTCTACAACGCATTCGGCGAAATTAAGACCGCCAAGACGGAGTTGATTGATGCCCTGAAAGAATATGAGAGCGAACAGTTGTTGCTTCTCATCGCACAGGACGAGTACAACGCCGCTCTCCGTGAGCAGTCCGAGATAGAGTCGGCCATCAAAGATGGTTCGATGTCGGCCGATTCGGATGAGTTGGCACAGGCCAAAGAGAGAGTGGCTGATGCAGCCGACAAGCAAGCAAAAGCGGAGAAAAATGTTGTTTCGGCCGAGAACCGAGTGTATGCTGCCAACAACAAGGTATCAAAGGCGTATGCCAATTTCTGCACACGGCTGAACACGGCCAATGGCGTAATCCAAACGGTCGGCAGGAATGCCAGGAATCTCGCCGAGATATTCAGTTCCGATGTGGCCGCGAAAGTCGGGCAGGCTCTCGATTTTATTAACGAGGTGGTCGATGCGACTACGAGTGTTGTCGGCGCCATAGGAGATGTAAGCCATAAGGTCGTTGGTGCAGTTGAGTCGACTGTCGATGCCGCGAGTACCGGTATGCAGGCGTCAGCTGTCGCAGCTGCAACAGCCATCTCGACCGTAGAAAAAGCATCGGTCATTCTTGCTGTCATATCCGCAGCTTTGCAGATTGCGACCGCTATTGCCAACCTGTTCAACGACGATGATGAAAAACAGGAAGAAATCGAGCGTTTGCAACGGCGTATCGACCAGTTACAGTGGGAACTCGACAATTCGGATGCTGTAATATTGCAGGAGCGGTCGTTCGATGTCATTAAGAAAGTCCGCGAGGTATATGAGCAGGCGAAAAAGGAGGTCTTCGCCTATTATGGCGTTACAAATAGTTTCTGGGGTCGATGGTTCGTATCAATGATCAAGCAGAACGAGATTCTGGCCAAATCCGTCAAGGTTTTGGCCGACGCGTACTCCAACCTCGACTACACTATCGACAAGGCCATTGGTTCGGAGAAATACGACAATGCTCGCCGCGATATAGAGAATCTCGCCGAACAAAATCTGCTTATCAATAAACAGATTGAAGAGGAGCGGAGCAAAAAGGACACGGACTACGACCAAATTGCCGCGTGGGAGCAGCAGATGCAGGAGAATGCCGTTCAGATGGCCGAAATCGTCAACTCAATGGTTGAGGACATCTTCGGCGGTACTTCTGTCGAAATAGCCGAACAACTGACATCGGCGATACTCGAAGCGTTTGAGAACGGCGAAGATGCTGCCGAGGCGTGGGGCGAGAAAGTCAAGGATATTGTCAAAGGCATCGTCAAGAATATGATGCTGACGGCTCTTGTCGAGGATCGAATCGGGGATGTATTCAACACCTACAAGAAAAAATGGTTTGTCGATGGTGTCTTTCAGGGAGTGGATGCTGTTTTGGGTTCCCTATCAGCGCTCGCAAGCGACCTGAAGCAAGTCGGAGAAGAATCAATTGCCTTTTTTGAGAACTTGCCCGATGAGTTGAAGGATTACTTTATAGGCACCGTGGACGATGGCCGTGATGTCGTTGCCAAAGGCATTGCAACAGCCTCGCAGGATAGCGTGGACGAGAATAATGCCCGACTGACAACGATACAGGGACACACCTATTCGATTTCGCAGGATGTGAAAGAGATGCGGGCAATCGGTGAGGCGATGTTGGAAACGATGATCAAAATTGAGGTGAATACTCGTGAGATGAGCGACAACCTTAATGATGTAGGAACTTCTGTCCGGAGTCTATCCAATCAAGTTGATGAATTTGTAACGCGAGGGATAAAAATCAGGTAACGATGGTTGGCAAACTCTACATAGACGGCAAAGACGCATATCTTGAATATGGTGTATTTGTAGAGCAGTATGGGTACAAGGAACTCATACAGTTTGCATCGTTCAAGAAGCTTGACATTACCGATTGGCCCGATGAGGATGGTATCGAAGTTGACCTGACGGAACCGAAACTTGATACACGCACGTTGAAGATACAATTCTGTATCGTCAATGTACGCTATGCCGAAGACTTGTTTAATGAACTCGCAATAGGCTCTTATCATACATTCGAGTTTAGGGAACTTGGTAGGACATATACGTTGCGAATGACCTCAAACGGTACATTCAAATCATTCATCAGACTTGGCAAACTCACGATTTCATTTGCAGATGACTTTCCTGAAATCCCTACCGGCTCACATTATGATCTGAACAAGTCCGGCATTCGTCAGATTGGATTTGAGATGGACGGCAAAGACTTATCGCAGTTCGGCTCTTATGTACTTGACGGCTCGGAGGACAACATTAGAAAAGCTTCAAATGTCAAAGAGAATCTGAAAATCACAACGAGCAATGCCGCCGGTGTGCTTTACGATTCATTTGCCGTGCGATTCAAGAGCAAGGATGTTACTTTGAAGCTCTTGATTGATGCTCCAAACATTACAGAGTTTTGGAATCGGTACAACGGCTTGTTCGCGGTCATCCTGCAACCTGAAAGCCGCAACTTTTATTACGCGCAACTCGGAAACGAATATGAGTGCTACTACAAGAGTATGAGCGTGTCGAAGTTTGACATACTTCGCTCCGGTAAAGTGTGGTGCGAGTTTTCCGTAACGCTCGTATTCACGAAATATCGGCCAGTCAGTCAGTATATGTTCCTTGCAACTCAAGATGATGACTGGGTAGTTACTGAGGACGGCCTGTCACGGATCATCATTAGACCTCGAAGTGGCATATCGTACTTGATAACGCAGAGCGGAGAATTTGTAGTCACGGAAGATGATAGCCAAATATTTTTTAATAACTAATTAT